GGGGCCAAGTCCGCGATTTTCCGCTAGGGATAGGGGTTTTCGTTTGGTTAATCAGTGTCTTGCAGTGAAACCATGGGCATGAAACCGCACGCATGAGCGAAGTCGCTACCACCACAACCGCCGTCACGCAGAAGGAATTCGCTGCACGCCGCGGCGTCTCGGAAGCCATGGTGAGCCGATGGAAGGCAAAAGGTCGGATCGTGCTCGACGCGGAAGGTCGAGTTTGCGTAGACGAGTCGAACGCGCTGCTCGAGCGCACGCTCGATCCAGCGCGCGGCGGCGATCGCACGGGCAAGTCACGCGCGCCGCACTTGTCTGCGGTCATTGCTGCGGACAACGCCGGCCGCGGTGATGGCGTTGCGAAGGGCGAGACATCCCGGGGCGAATACCACGACGCCGCGACCGACGAAAAGCGCGAGCGCGCCGCGATCCTCCGGCTCGAACGCATGGAGCTCGAGGGCAAGCTGATCTTCCGTGACCAGGTCGAGCGCGAGGCGCAGTCTCGGGCCACGGCGGCGCGTGATGCCCTGGTCGCCATGGCTGATCGACTCGCGCCGTTGCTTGCTGCGGAGTCCGATGTCGGGAAGATCCGCGCGCTCCTCGATGCGGAGGTGCGCCACATCGCCGCGCAACTGTCAGCGCGAGCACCGGTCGAGGCGGTAGCGTGATGGTGCTCGACGGCCCCTACGATCCGACCGATCACCTGGCCGACGGCGCGACGGTCTTCGCGGATGCCTGGTGTCGCGGTTGGGAGATTCCGCCGCAGATGACGGTGAGCGAGTGGGCGGACGCGCATCGCATCATCAGCCGCAAGGCCGGCAGCGAGCCGGGCCAGTGGCGCACGGATCGGTTCCCATACTTGCGCGAGATCATGGATTGCTTTTCCGCGCATTCTGACGTGCGCGAAGTGGACTTAATGAAGTCCACGCAGGTCGGTGGAACTGAGGTGCTCAACAACGTGGCCGGCTATGTCATCGCGCATGCGCCTGGGCCGATGATGGTGTTGATGCCAACGCTCGGCCTGGCCGAGTTGTGGAGCAAGCAACGCTTCGCGCCGATGCTCGAAGAAATGCCGTGCTTTGCGGACAAGGTCGCGCCATCGCGCGCCCGCGACAGCGATAACACGACGTTGCTCAAGGGCTTTCGCGGTGGCGTGCTCAGCATCACCGGCGCGAATTCCTCGAGTGGGTTGCGCTCGATGCCGGTCAAGATCCTGCTGGCCGACGAGGTCGACGAGTACGACGACGACCTCAACTCGCAGGGCAGCGCGCTCGAGCTCGCCGAGCGGCGCACATCGACATTCGCGCGGCGCAAGATCGGCCGCGTTTCGACGCCTACGGTCAAGGGCAACAGCAAGATCGAGACCGGATTCCTGGCCGGTGACCAGCGCCGCTATCACGTCCCGTGTCCGGTGTGCGCGCACGAACAGGTGCTGCGCATCGAGAACCTCGGGGAAGATGGCGAGTTTCGATGCGTGAACAAGGCATGCAATGCTGCCATCGCGGAGCACCACAAGACCGCAATGTTGGCCGCCGGGCGGTGGGTTGCGACCGCTGATTGCGCGGACGCTGCCCATCGCAGTTATCACATCTGGGCTGCGTATTCTCCAATCGGCGTCGGCTACTCGTGGTGCGAAATTGCCAGGATGCGCGAGGCCGCCAAGCGCGACCCGGACCTCGAGGTCACCTTCGCCAACACGATCCTGGGCGAAACCTATGACAGCGCCACGATGCGCGTTGATGCCGAGGAAATCGCGCGCCGTGCGGACGGCTCTGGATACAAGCTCGGCACCATCCCGACCGGCGCGCTGCTACTCACAGCGGGCGTCGACGTCCAGGCCAACCGGTTCGAGCTCAGCGTGTACGCATGGGGTCGTGGCGAGCGCTGCTGGCTCATCGACACCGTGGCGCTCCCCGCTGACCCGACCCGGATCGAGGATTACGACATGCTCGACGGCGTCATCGCCCGTGCTTTCGTGAATCGGCACGGCATGTCGATGCGCGTGTCGATGCTCGCGATCGACTCGGGCAACTGGACGCACGAAGTCTACGCCTACGTGCGACGCACGCCGCACGCCGTGATGGCAGTCAAGGGCCTGAGCACAGGCGGCAAGCAGATCATCCATCGGTTCAGCGAGCAGGATGTGCGCTCCAACGGCCGCGTCATCCGCAATGGCGTACGTCTGTGGCCGATAGGAACCGACACGGCGAAAAACACGCTGGTCGGCCGTCTGGTGGCCGACTCCGAACGCGAGCGCGACAAACGCTATTTCGCGTTTGCCGAAGACACTCCCGAGGATTATTTCGAACAGATCACCGCAGAGAAATTCGACGAGCGGCGCAAGCGGTGGGTCAAGACCAAGGGCCGCCGCAACGAGGCGCTAGATTGCCTGGTCTACGCCTATGCCGCGGCTCTGCATCCGCGGATCGGCCTGCACAAGCTGCGCGACGCCGATTGGTCGGAACTCGAAGCAAAGCTCGAGCCGCACGCGGATCTTTTCACCGCCGCACCGGTTGGCGCGGATGTTCCCCGTGAAACAAAGAATGAGGTCGCTCAGACCATGTCGTCGCGCCCGCCGAGTCCGCCATCCGCGGAAGCGCCTGGCGCGTCATTCGCATCAACCAGTTGGTCGGAGCGCCTGTGAGCCGGAATACCGTTCGCCGCAAAGCACGTATTCACGAACTTGCCGACGAGCTCGCCATCGGCGCGGCGCTTCGCCTGCGCGCGGACAGCGATGCGATTCGCCCCATTGTCGACGCGGTCGTGCAATACCTGGTCGAAGAGTACCCGTCGAGCGACCTCTACATCCCGTCGTCGGTCATCTACCCTGTCGAGGACATCCGCGCCGACATGAGTGCCGGCATGTCAATGCGCTGCATCTGCCGCAAATATCGAGTGAGTCGCGGCACGGTGTATCGCTTGCTCGATGCCGAGGCCGCGTGATTCGGTGGCGTTCCAAGCGTGGGTTGGGGGGGGGTGCGCACCATTCCCCGAGAATGTGCGCAGTCAGACATGGATGATGCCAGTCCATGTCATTCGCCACCGACCAAGTCGCGCTCCTCAAGGACGCCTACGCGCGTGTCGTGAAAGGTCAGGCGGTGCGCCTTGGCGACCGCCAGGTCACGCACGCCGATGCCGCGTGGATCAGCGCCGAGCTCGACAAGTGGCTTCGACGTGTGGCAAGTGAATCGGCCGCCGCGAATGGCAGCGGTGGCTTCGCGGTCGCCGACTTTTCCGGCGCCTGCAGCGAATCTTTCAGGACGGCGTCGTGAAGGCGAGCGCCTTCGATCGTTTCCTTCTCACAGCCGCGCCCGCGTGGGCCGCAGCGCGGGCACGCAATCGCGTTCGCGCGCTCGCCTACCGCCAAGCCTACGACGCTGCCGAAACAACGCACCTGCGCAAGCAGCAGCGCGACATGGGGAGCGGCAATACCATCGTCTCGATGACGGGCGCCGCGCTGCGAAACCACGCGCGATACCTCGACCGCAATCACGACATCATCAGCGGCGGCCTGTCGTCGCTCGTGCAAAACATCATCGGCCCGACCGGCATCAACATCGTGCCAACACCGCGTGATGCGAAAGGCAACGTCGTCGAGTCGGTCGTTGACCAGATCATGCCGCTGCTCGCCGACTTCGCGAAGCGGCCGGAAGTGACCTGGATGCATGACCTTCCGAGCGTCGAACGGCTGCTCTGCCGCTCGTGGTTGCGCGATGGCGAGGTTTTCGTGCAGGAGTTGCGCGGTCCGGTGCCGTTTCTCGAGCACGGCAGCGTCGTTCCGTTTTCGCTCGAGCTGCTCGAATCCGACCTCATTCCGCTCGATCTCGACGATCCGTCACGTCGCATCCTGCAGGGCGTCGAGCGCAATGCATGGGGTCGTGCAGTCGCATACCACGTCTACAAGCAGCATCCCGGCGACCCCTATGTCGCCGTGCCGCAAACCAAGCGCATTTCGGCTGACCTGATCCGCCATGTGCGCACCATCGATCGCATCGGCCAGGTCCGCGGCGTCAGCATCCTCGCATCCACGTTCACGCGCATCGAAGACCTCAAGGACTACGAGGAATCCGAACGCATTGCCGCGAAAATCGCGGCATCGCTCGCTGCCGTCATCATCAAGGGCGACCCGGCTTCCTACGACCCGGACAAGGCTGGCGGTCCACGCCGCATGCGCTTCGAGCCGGGCATGATCCGCGACGACCTCGTGCCTGGTGAGTCGGTGCAAACAATCGACTCCAAGCGGCCGAACCCAAACCTCGAGCCGTATCGCAACGGCCAGCTGCGTGCCATCGCGGCGCCGATGCGCATTTCGTTCTCTACGTTGTCGCGCAACTACAACGGCACGTATAGCGCGCAGCGACAGGAGCTCGTCGAGAACTACGGCGCGTATGGCGTGCTCGCGTACGAATTCGTGTCGCAGTTCCTGCGGCCGATCTACGAACGATTCATCGGCATCGCGGTCGCGTCAGGCGAGCTCGCGCTGCCGAAAAACGTGAGCGTGCAATCCGCGCTCGACGCCGACTACCTGCCGCCGCCCATGCCGTGGATCGACCCGATGAAGGAGGCGACCGCGCTGCGCACGCAGGTGCGCGCCGGCTTCCGCTCCGCAGCCAGCGTCATCGCCGAGCGTGGAGGGCGCATGTACGACACGTTCGAGCAGATCCAGATCGAACGCCGCTGGGCGAACGAGCTCGGCATCGTGCTCGACACCGACCCATTGCAAGTCAGCGCCGCCGGTCTCACGCAGGCGCGCACGCCAGGCAGCGAACTGCCGAACATCAGCACCGACGATTCCACTGGAAGCGACGAATGAAAAAGAACCATCGCATTGTCCAGCCCGCGTGTGCTTCCGCAGTGGTCACCGGCCCGGGCGGAGTCACGCAAGGACTGGACCCGGAAGCGCGCGGCAAGTCGATTCTTGCGCTCCACACCGCCGCAGACGATGCAGCGGAGCTGCTCATCTATGGCCCGATCGGTGACTACTACTGGGGCGATGGCATCACCGCGGCCAGCATCGTAGAGCAGCTCGGCGCGATCACCGCAAGCACCATCAATGTGCGCATCAATTCCGACGGCGGCGTTGTCTCCGAGGGGCTCGCCATATACAACGCATTGCAGCGGCACGACGCGGACATCATCGTCACCGTCGACGGCTTTGCGTGCTCGATCGCGTCACTCATCGCGATGGCCGGCGACACGGTGCGCATGCCCGAGAACTCGATGATGATGCTCCACGCGCC